AGCTATCTTTGGCACTAAGTTTCCAAACGTTGCAGGTGAAAACATGCAGCTATTTGATAAGGCAAGGGTATTAGCAGATGAATCAACTGGTTTCCCATCTTTCGCTCATGGTCAAACAGGCGTGTCGGGTGTGGGCCGTACTGCTTCTGGTATTAGTATGCTTATGTCTGCTGCCAACGGTAGTATCAGGACTGTTGTAAAGAATGTAGATGATTACCTTATTGCCCCAATGGGTAAATCTTTCTTTGCATTTAACATGCAGTTTGATTTTGATGAAAGCATAAGGGGTGACCTAGAAATAAAAGCTAACGGTACTGAAAGCCTGATGGCTAATGAAGTACGTAGCCAACGCTTAATGCAATTCTTACAGGTAGCACAGAATCCAGTACTAGCTCCGTTTGCAAAAATGGATTACATTATTAGAGAGATTGCTAAGAGTATGGATTTAGACCCTGACAAAATTACTAACTCTATGCAAGACGCAGCAATACAAGCTGAGATAATGAAAGGCTTTCAACAACCTATGACACCACTACCAATGCCACCTGAAGGTGCTCCAGCAGGTGCAGACGTTCAAGATCCAACTGGTGCAGGTGGTGGTAACATTGGAACAGGTATAGCACCAGTACCAAATGAACAAGGGTTTAGTGGTAATGTCGCTTAAGGCTTTTGTAAACAATAAAGCACAGTGGGATGCGTTCTGTGAAGAACTAGACATTTTAATTCTTGAGCAGCAAAGAAGACTAGAACAGTCAGAGGTGGCAATAGACTTGCATCGTTGCCAAGGTTCAATAGCTACATTACGAAGGCTAAAATATTTGAGGGATAAAGTTAATGGCACTAAATGACGATGAACAAATGACTATGGTGTTTATGGCAGAAGACAAGGACGTAGACCCAGTATCAGGTAATGAAGTACCCCCAGGCTCACTACCTGAAGAAGTACGAGATGACATTCCTGCACAACTAAGTGAAGGTGAGTATGTAGTACCTGCTGATGTTCTTCGTTTTTATGGCATGAAGTTCTTTGAAGATTTACGAAAGAATGCTAAGATAGAGTTAGCTCAGATGGAAGCTAATGGACGAATAGGTGGACAACCTGTAGATGCAGCAGTAGGCGGCTACATTACAGGACAACCTACACAAGCTACAATGTCTGACCCTTATAAGCAACAACAGATGATGTACAGACAAGGTGCTCCTGTTGCTAGGGGTAATGCAGGTTATTTTCCAGGCGGTACTGTATCTCTTAACCCTTATGGTAACCCAATTAATAACCCTTTTACAGCTAATAACCAAATTGCTAACACTGCGTCTAATACTAATACAGGTGTGCCAAAGCCTATAATAAAAGATGGTATGACATACATGCAACCTAGTAATTTTTATGTAGGGTCTAGCTTGTTTGGTCCTGCACCTAGTCTTACACCTCCGTTTACTCCTGTAACTTTGTATGGTCCTAACGGTGAAATAGTTACAGCTAATACTCAAGCAGAGTATGATGACTATATAAGTAAAGATTATAAAACGACACAGACTGTTACAGAAGATACACCCACTGTAACTGGATCAGACAACGATGATATTAATCAAGAAGTAGAAAGTTTAACAACTATTGCACAACAAGCTGAAAGAGATGCTTACGCGGAAACCTTTGAAAGTGCATTAGCAGGTACAGCTAGTGAGCAAGACTATATAAATATATATGGTAACTTAGCTTCTCAGCAAGCAACCCTTACTGGCATGGCTGCAATAAATCCTTTAGCTGCTCCAGTAATACTTAAAACAATAGCAGATAGAAAAAAATTAAATGCTGCATTAGAAAAAAAGTTTGGTGCTGATTGGAAAACAACAAATCCAGACTTAGCAGCAAAATTTAAAGAAATTGATGACATGACTATGGCAGATAGGCTTAAAGCAGGGTATGGTCAGTTTAAAGAAGATATGAGTTCTATTTTTAAAGACAAAGAAGAAGAGAAATTTAAACCTGAATATAGTGTGTACGGACTTTCTATGGGCGGTGAAATGCCAACAGTAGAACAACTAACTACTGCACTTGGTGATGATGCTAACCTAAGTGGTATTGTAAGCACAGAAGGTGGTGGCTACGTAACCTTATTATCACAACAAGAACAATCAGCATACGACAGGGCTGTAAAAATGGGTAATGGTGTAGCTGCTAGGCACTACGCTATAATAAATGCTTCTAGAGTAAAACGTTTATTAGATAAGGGTATAAAAGGTTTAAATGATGGTGAAATAGAAAAGCTAGGTCTTAAGGAGCCTAAACCAATTGTACCTGTAGAAAAGCCTGTAATTGTTTCAGAAGATGGTGGCTCAAGTGGTGATGGTGGTAGTAGCTACAATCCGATGGTTTTTGATGATAATGATGAAACTTACACTCCTACGTCTGCTCAGTTAAATGAACAGCTTGAAGCTGCAGGTCAAACAAATTTAACTAATGATATATCTGAGGTTGACTTTACTCAAACAAGTACAGGTGGAGATTTTGTAGAAACAGGAGAAGATGATTCTGATCCATTTGAAGATATTGGAATAGCGGCAAATAAAGGCGGCTTAATGGCTACATCAAAAAAGAAAAAGAAAAACAAAAAGTAATTCCATATAACTATAAGGATACCTGGCTTCGGCTGGCCCCAACATAAGGAGAAACAAGTGGTAGAACAAACAGCAGCAGTAGAAGAAACAAAGCCTATAATGGTAGACTCTGCAGCACATCGTAGAAATGCGGCTCGTGCACAGCGTGACGAAGAAGAGCTAAAGCAACTCTTAGAGGAACACACAGGTGGTTCAGGACAGGAAGAAGAACCCAGTAGCAAAGCTATTAAGGACGCCCCAGTTCAAGCAAAAGGTGATTCCAAACAAGAAGAAGAATCTAAAGCTGAAGCACAAGAAGAAGTCTCAGACGATGACTTAAGCGCAGAAGAGAAAACATTTAAGCAACGCTATGCTGACATTCAACGTTTCATGCAAGACAAAGCTGAAGAGCATAAGACAGAAATAGAAAAGCTAAAAGGACAGCTAGACTCAGCAGCTAAGAATGAACTTGTACTACCTAAGTCAGACAAAGAGATAGAAACTTGGGCTAAGAAGTATCCTGATGTAGCAGGAATAGTAGAAGCTATAGCGGATAAGAAAGCCCAAGAGCGTTCACTAGATATTGATAAGCGTTTAAAAGAAGTAGAAGAGTTACGTATAAATGCTAAACGTGAGAAAGCTGAAGCTGAATTACTGAGTATGCACCCTGACTTCCAAGAAATACGTTCTAACGATGAGTTTCATGGATGGGCTAAAGAACAGCCTAAGTGGGTACAAGACGCACTATATGAGAATGTTGATGATGCTAAGTCTGTAGCAAGAGTAATAGACTTGTACAAAGCAGACAATGGTATCACTACAAACAAACGTAGCACAAGCGATAAGGATGCAGCTAAGGCTGTTAAGGCTCGTGTACGTAATACACCTGAAACTGAAGAAAGTAATACATACCTTCGTGAGTCTCAGATTAACAAGATGTCCACTAGAGAATATGAGAAACGATCTGATGAGATCATGGAAGCTATTCGTAGTGGAAAGTTTATTTACGATATGTCTAAATAATTACTTGACAATAACAAATTCGTAAGTATAACTACTAACATGATTAGAGTGACTTAAATGTTACTCTATCGTGTGACTAACACTAAGCCACAATAAGAACTACCCAGACATATAGGCCCAGTAGCTATGAAGTAGGCCAACTGATTAGCAACACTGACTACCCTAAAATGAACGGCCTCTTTCGTGGATATGATGTGTAAAACTTAACATAGCCATATCTATATAAGGAGAATTACAATGGCTTTTACTACAGCGAGTGGTTATGGGAATTTACCAAACGGTAACTTTTCACCAATCATTTATTCCAAGCAGGTACAACTTGCATTCCGCAAGAGTGCCGTAGCTAATGCAATTACCAATAACGATTATTTTGGTGAGATTGCTAACCAAGGTGACACGGTCAAAATTATTAAGGAGCCAGAAATTTCTGTATCCGCATATGCTCGTGGAACTCAAATCCAAGCACAAGATCTTGACGATGAAGAATTTCAGTTAACTGTTGATAAAGCCAATTATTTTGCTTTTAAGATGGACGATATTGAGGAAGCCCATAGTCACGTAGATTTTATGCAACTTGCAACTGATCGTGCAGCATACAGACTAGCTGATCAAATGGATCAAGAATGTCTTGGCTATTTGGCAGGTTTCAAACAGTCTGCGCTACACGCAAATGCAGGAACAGTTAATGACCAAGTAAACGGTACAGTAGCTGTTTCAACTGCAGGTACAGACGAACTTCTTTCTTCTATGAAGCTTAAGAAGGGTGACTTTGGAAACATTACGACATCATCTGCTGGTGATCACTCAATTCCATTGAAGCCACGTTTAGGCGGTGCAACTGCTGCTGATACTGCAACAGCAACTCCCTTACAAGTTATTGCTCGTATGGGACGCCTTTTAGATCAACAGCAAGTTGATACAAGAGGCAGATGGCTTGTTGTTGACCCTGTGTTTGTAGAACTACTCAAAGATGAAGATTCACGCATGATGAATGCTGACTTCGGTGGAGCAGGGCTGCAAAACGGTTTAGTCTTGAATAACATTCATGGCTTCCGTATGTACACATCATCAAACCTACCAGCGGTAGGAACAGGTGCTGGTACAACTGGATCAGCAAATCAAAATACTAACTTCGGTGTTATCGTGGCTGGTCACGACTCAGCAGTAGCAACTGCAGAGCAAATCAACAAAGTTGAGACTTACCGTGATCCAGATTCATTTAGTGACATCGTTCGTGGTATGCACCTTTATGGCAGGAAGATACTTCGTCCAGAAGCTATCGTAACTGCTAAATACAACGCAGCGTAAGGGAGGGTATAACTTATGGCTACTATAACATCTTTGCTTTTACCTGCACACGGTAATTCCCAAAGAGGGCGTTCGCCTTACATGGTACAGAAAACTATTGATCTTACTGCACAGGCTATTGACTGTTCATCTGCTGACGTAGTTCAATGTCTCACAATACCTGCTAATACAAGGGTACTTCATGCTGGTGTTTGTGTTGTAGAATCTGCAACTATGAACACAGGTACAAACGCAACAGTAACATTGGGTGCAGCAGATGCTGACGAATTTGTTGCAGCGTTTGATATTGATGGCGCAGCAGATGGGGCATATGCTCCTTCAGCTACACCTGCAGCAGACGTTACGCTTGCTACAGCAGACACACTAGACCTGACTTTTGCAGGTGACGGTGCAACATTCTCAGCAGGTAAACTACGTGTTTACGCTATGATGATGGATGTTAGTGATCAAGGTGACGCTGCTCCTGACGAAGTAGATCGTGACTTGCTTGCATAAGCGCAAAACTAGGGGGGCAGGGAAACTTGCCCCTTTAAGTACATCTAAGGGATACTAAAATGGCTACATATGTTACATTAGTTAATGAATTATTACGTAGACTAAATGAAGTCACGCTAGATGCTAATGGTGAAGGTTTTGATTCAGTACGTAATGTTCAAGCTTTAGCTAAAGATGCCATTAATAATAGTATACGTCTTATTGTACAAGATGGTCAGGAGTGGCCTTTCTTAAAAACAACTCAAACACAGACTCTTACTGCAGGTACTAAACAGTATAGTTTTCCTAATGATTACTCTAGCACAGATTGGGATACGTTTTATCTTAAAAAGCTTACATCAAAAGATAACGCACCCATGAGGCTTAGACCTATTTCTTATGATGACTATATACAAAACCATCGTAGTATAGACGATACAGGTGATTTAACTAATGGGGATGGCTCACCCATTTACGTATACCAAACACTAGAAGAGAAGTTTGGTGTTACACCTGTACCAGATGCAGCCTACCAGATAGAGTACGTCTACTGGAGTTTCCCCACAGAATTAACAAATTATAATGATACAGTAATTATACCTGAGCGTTTTAAACATGTAGTTATAGACGGTGCTATGATGTTTATGATGAGATTTCGTAGCAATGAACAAAGTGCTGCAATGCATCAAAACAACTTTGAAGATGGTATAAAAGCAATGCGTAGAGTTTTAGTAGATGATATATTAGTAGTTCGCTCCACAGTAATAGAACGTTCAGGGACAAGTGCATTTAGTGGTAATATGTAATGGCTGACAATCTAGCTTCCTTTAAAGTTTTTTGTCAGGGTGGACTAAACACCAGTAGGGATGTGCTATCTCAAGGTGAAACTCAACCTGGCTCTGCTGTAAAACTTACAAACTATGAGCCATCTGTTACTGGTGGTTATCGTAAGATAAACGGATTTAGCAATGACTATGGGACAGTAACAGGACAAGCTAACACTTCAGTGCTTGGTGTATGTGTAGCAAACGGTATTAACGATGGTATACTAGCTTGTAGAACACCTTCTAGTGGTAGCAATTATCTACACAAGTATGTTAACAGTTCTACATCGTGGGGTGAAATAACTTGTGATGTTATTGCTGATGATAGAGATGGTGTATGTGCTTCTCAAACGCCTAGTGGTTCTGGTAACTTAACAATAAATGGTGCATTAGCATCTTCAGGATCAGTAAATTTTACTACTGCTGCATCAGAGCAACCTAGAAAAGTTACATTCTTTGGTACAGGTAATGAGTCAGGTAAAAACTTTACAATTACAGGTACAGACTCTGCAGGAGCAGCGCAAACAGAAGTAGTGGCTGGTCCTAACAATAGCACAGTAAGTAGTACAAAGTTTTTTAATACAATTACTCAGATAGCTGTAAGTGCAGGTACAGCAGCAGCTATTGAGGTAGGGTCAGGAACAGGATTATTTAGAACTAGTAATCCTACCATGTCAGGTGTAAGCAAGGTAAGGTTTACAAAGTATAATTTTGGTAGTGCAAAAATAATGTTGACAGATGGTATTAACCCTGCAGCAACATATGATGGTACTACGTATAAACAAATTACTGATAGTAACGCTCCTACAGACCCTAAATTTTCTGCTGTATTTCAAAACCACATGTTTTTAGCAGGTGATCCTGCCCAAGACACAAATATATTTTTTAGTGCTCCCTATGATGAGTTAGACTATTCTGCAGTTAACGGATCTGGTGTAATAAATGTAGGCTTTCCTATAGTAGCTATAAAGACGTTTCGTGATGCTTTGTTTATTTTTGGCAGTAACAACATTCGTAAGCTTGTTGGTAATAATATTTCTAATTTCGTATTAGAGTCTGTTACTGATAATCTAGGGTGTTTAGCTACAGACAGTGTTATTGAAATAGGTGGAGATTTATTATTTCTATCACAAGACGGTTTACGTCCTGTTTCTGGTACAGACAAAATAGGTGATGTAAACTTAGAAACTGTATCAAAAGACATTCAGTCAGTCTTTACAGATGTTGTTTTTGATATTGACTTAGATGGTTTAAACGCTGTTGTTCTTAGAGGAAAAACTCAATTTAGGTATTTCTTTGCCGCTGCAGATACTCAAGGTGTTATAGGAGGTTTTAGACAAACACCTAATGGATTACAGTTTGAGTATGGGCAGTTACTAGGAATAAGAGCAACCTGTGCTGATAGTGGATATATAGGTCAGAACGAATTTGTTATTCATGGTGACAACGATGGTAAAGTTCATAGGCAAGAAAAGGGTAATAGCTTTGCAGGTGAAGATATATTTAGTGCTTTCCAAACTCCTTACCTGTACATGCAAGACCCAGAACAACGTAAGATATTTTATACAATAGCAACTTATCTACGTTCTGAAGGTGATAATGAAATATTAATGTCAGCAGTTTATGATTATGAAGATGTAAATGTTTTAAACCCCAATGACTTTACACTAAGTAATACGAATGCTGCTGCTTATTACAACGAAGCTGCGTATGCTGCTGATGATGCTACTAGTGGCGCTATATATGATGGTAGTCCTGCACCTATAAGAAGAACAAATGTTTCAGGGTCAGGGAAATCAATTTCAGTAAGATATGTTACAAATGACACAAAACCGTCACACAGTATACAAGGCTTAGTAATTACATTTGGGGTAGGAGATAGGTTATAACATGGCAGGTTATGCAAGACAGTCAGCATCAACAATACAACCTAATGAGGTTATTAAAGCTGCACCAGTAAACGCAGAGTATAACGCTATACGAGATGCTTTTGCTTTATCGGGTGGGCATAAACATGATGGCAGTTCTACTGAGGGAGCGTATGTGCCTCTTATAGCTGACACGGATGCTTTAAATAAAGTTGTAGTAGATACTAGTAACAACAGGCATGGTGTATTTGTTGAGGTTTCTTCTTCAGCAGTAGAGCAAATACGGTTTCAAGATGGTGTTGTTGTACCTGTTACAGATAACGATATAGATTTAGGTACAAGTTCTGTAGAGTTTAAGGACTTATATCTAGATGGTACAGCTACAGTAGACACACTTCAAGTAGATGAGAATGCTACAGTAACAGGTAACTTATCTGTAAATGGAAACACTACACTTGGTAACGCAGCTTCAGATACAGTTACAGTAACTGCTGATATTGCTTCTGCTCTTTTACCTTCTGCAGATGATACGCATGACCTGGGTGCTACAGGTTCTGAGTGGCGTGACTTATATATAGATGGACAAGCAAACATAGATACGCTTGCTGTAGATGCAAATGCTACAGTGGCAGGTACTCTTGTAGTAACAGGAGCTACGACACTAAATGGCGGTCTTGCTATGGACTCAAATAAGTTTACCGTTGCAGATACAAGTGGCAACACTTCTATTGGCGGTACTCTTGCAGTATCAGGTGCAACTACGTTAGCTGCTACATCTTTTGGCGATGCAAACATTACTAATGTAGGAGACATAGCATTAGACAGTATTAGTGCAGATGGTAGTGCTATTACTATCACAGGTAACACTACATTTGCTGATGGTTCTTTTAACTTTAATGTAGCATCTCACGATGGTACAAATGGACTTGCTCTTGGTGGTACAGTAGTAACTGCTTCAGCAGCAGAACTAAACATCTTGGACGGTGTGACTGCAACTACTGCTGAACTCAATGTAATGGATGGTGTTACTGCTACTACTGCAGAGCTAAACATACTTGATGGTGTTACATCTACAGCAGCAGAGTTGAACATACTAGATGGAGTTACTTCTACTGCTGCAGAACTAAATACACTAGATGGCATTACAGCAGTTGTAGGTGAACTTAACGCATTAGACTTAGGAAGTACTGCAGTTGGTACTGCTATTGCATCTAAAGCTGTAATACTAGACTCAAGCAAAGACTACACAGGTATTCGTAACTTTACTATTACAGGTAACTTGACTGTAGGAGGAACTACCACAGTAGTAGATACTGTTACTATGAATGCGCAGAATGCTGTTGTGTTTGAGGGCGCTACTGCTGATGATCACGAAACTACACTTACTATTGTAGACCCTACAGCAGACCGCACAATTAACCTGCCTAACCAAAGCGGTACTATTCCTGTATTAGCTGCAGTAAGCACTACTCAAATTAGTGCTACACCTGAAGAGTTGAACATCATGGACGGTGGAACGTCTGCTACATCTACTACACTTGCAGACGCAGACAGAGTTGTAGTTAATGATGCAGGGACTATGAAGCAGGTAGCCCTTACTGACTTTGAAACATATATGGAGACATCTTTAGATACTCTCAGTAATGTAACTACAGTAGGCGCATTGAATAGTGGTAGCATCTCAAGTGGGTTTGGTGCTATAGATAATGGCTCATCTGCAATTACTACAACAGGTACTGTAACTTATGGTAGTTTATCAGATGGGACTATAACTATTACAGGCTTTGTTGATGAAGATAACATGGCTTCTAATAGTGCAACATTAGTTCCTACACAGCAATCAGTAGAAGCTCGTATACAAGCTGTAAACGCAACAGCTAATAATGTAACAGGTCTTAATGCTACAGGTGCAGAGATTAATACTGTAGCAGATGTATCAGCAATTAGTCCTGACACTTCTACAGCAGTAGCAAACAATGATGCAATACTTATGTATGATAATTCAGCCACTGGATTAAAGTATTTTGATGTAGACTTACTTGATACATACTATGCACAAACAACAAAAACATTAACAAACAAAACAATTACAAGCCCTACAGTAAGCGGATTATATTTAAGTGACGCAGGTATTACTATAGAAGGGTCTAGTGCAAACGATCACGAAACTGTTTTAACTGTTGCTAATCCTACTGCAGATAGGACTATTACATTCCCTGATGCATCAGGTACAGTAGCTTTTGTAGCAGATCCAACATTCACTGGAACAGTAACTGCACCTACTATAAATGCGTCAACTGCTTTACAAATAGGTGGAGTTGCAGTAACATCTACAGCAGCAGAGTTAAACTTATTAGATGGAGATACTTCTGTTGGTAGTTCAATAACAGTGGCAGATGCAGATGGTTTTGTAGTTAATGATGGTGGGACAATGAAAACTATCCCTGCATCAGATTTAAAAACTTATGCTAGTGGTAGTTCAGCTACTAAAGGATTTGCTATCGCTATGGCAATTGTATTTGGATAATAAAGGAAAAGGTAAATGGCCGTAATAAATCTAATTAATGTATCAAGTATTACACCTACGACAGTTGCTGGTGCGATAACAACAAGCAGGGCATCTATTATTGATGTTGCTGCTGACAAAGTTGCTAAAGTAAACACACTACTTATTGCAAACAT